CCCAAGATGCAAATTGTCAATGGCGCAAGCCCGTGAAATCAGACAGTTACGCAAAGATGGCGTTTCAGCCCGTGACCTTGCTCAACGCTATGAAATCAGCTTGCCATCAATCAAAACGCTGCTTAGAGGCCACTCCTACAAGGAGTAAATATGCCTGATTTTGGTTTTGTTGGGCCTAGCTATGAAGCACCCTCAATTTTTCAAGAAAGCCAGGAGTGCATCAATTTCTTTCCAGAGATTGACCCACTCAAGCAGCCTGGCACGCGGGGCATTGTTGCGCTTTATCCAACCCCAGGGTTAACCCTACAAACCGTATTAAATACCGCTGAAGTGCGCGGTCTTCGCACATTGTCGGGCGGTTCGCAAATGATTGCGGTTTGCGGCGTTTACGTTTATGTCTTTACGTCTAATCTGACCCCGACTATTGTCGGCACGCTTAACTCATCCACAGGGCGTGTTGGCATTACCGACAACGGCATCAACGCTTACATTGTGGACGGGGCTTATCGGTACACTTGGCGCATTTCCACTCCATCTAACGCCATCTTTACCGGTTCTGTGTCAGGCACGACCCTGACCGTTACGGCCATGAGTTCGGGCACGATTACGGCTAACCAAAGTCTGACCGGCGTGGGCGTGACCGCAGAGACCGTTATTACGGCTTTGGGGACGGGAACTGGCGGGGTTGGTACTTACACGCTCAACACATCGCAAACAGTCTCAGCGCAGTCTTTGAGCAGCACTGCAGTCGGCGCTCGATTCACGGCCACAGTTTCTGGCACAACAATGACTGTCAGCGCGGTTGCGTCGGGCACAATTTACCTTGGGCAAACAATCCAAGGCGCAAGCGTTACGGCAAACACAATCGTTACCGCGCTTGGAACAGGAACGGGTGGGACGGGTACATACACCATCAGCAATTCGCTAACAATTGCGGTTGGTCAAACCATGTATGCGCTGAACTTCAGCGTTTTGCCTTCTACCGATGGCGCATTTAGCGGTGCGAATTCTGTTGACATTGTGGACAACTACTTTGTTTACAACGACCCTGGCACTCAGCTTTGGGGCGCATCAAATCTGTTGTCTCCCATTTCGTCTAATACATCCTATTCGCTAAAAGACGGAGCGCCCGACAAGCTGGTGGCGCTCATCGTTGACCATCGTGAAGTCTATTTGATGGGCGAAGCATCGTCCGAAGTGTGGACAGATGTCGGCGCGGTTCAGTTTCCATTTCAACGCATTCCAGGCACATCTACCCAACAAGGCATTGCGGCGCAGTTTTCTGTTGCCCGCCTTGGCCCATCGTTCGCCTATGTGTCGCGCAACAATCGCGGTCAGGCGCAAGTGATGCAGATGAATGGCTACATCCCACAGCGCATTTCTACCCACGCTGTAGAGAATTCGCTGACCAATCAATACATTGATGACGCGATTGCATGGACGTATCAGCTTGAAGGCCATGAAGTCTATGTTTGCACATTCCCAACCATTGAGCTAACTTGGGCATACGATTTCACCACGCAAATGTGGCACAAGTGGCTTTACACAAATACGGATGGCTCATATAGCCGCCATCGCGGAAACTGCTGTGCAGTCTTCCAGGGCATGGTGTTGGTGGGCGATTATGCCAATGGCGCAATCTACAAACTTGACAAACTTAATTACACCGACAACGGCCAAAATGTTCGTCGGTTGCGCCGAGCGCCTCACTTGACCACAGACCTACAGCGCCAGTATTTTGAAGAATTGCAGATTCAATTCCAACCAGGTGTAGGCACAACGGGTTTATCTACAATTCCCAACATTTTTATCAATTCGCCCTATTACATTTACCCTGATGCGACCTTCGCCATTGGTGCGCTTGAAACTTACATTCTTGGGCTTCAAGCTACTGTTAACAACGCCACGACCACGACTTATCCACAGGCTATGTTGCGTTGGTCTAATGATGGCGGCTCCACATGGTCTAAAGAATATTGGGTCACCATTGGACAACTAGGCAAGTACCGCAACCGCGCTATTTGGCGGCGGCTTGGACAAGCGCGGGATAGGGTCTTTGAAGTGTCTATCACCGACCCTGTGAATGCGGTCATCATCTCTGCTAACTTAAAAATGAGCGCAGGAGAAAACTAATGGCACTTTCAAACACCCAGCAAATCAACCCTTATCCACAGGCTGAATTCTTGGATAAGACCACCAACCGGCCTACCCGTTCATGGCAGCAGTTTTTCCTCAATCTGCTTAATTATTCATCAGCTACTACGGCCACAGCGGGTTCAGCCACATTGCCAGCTAACCCCGTTGGGTTCATCAATGTGACTGTAAACGGGAATGCGTACAAAATTCCGTACTACAACGTATGAAAACCGTTCAGGAAATCCTTGCCGCTGACTTGGGTAAAAACTACCCTAAGAAAGCCATCACCACCCAACAATACTACGACGGGCTGATGGATGCGTTGCGCGGAAAATACAAGTTATATCGTGAGGACAACACGCTATTTATCGCGCATGACGTAGATGATGGTGTTGAATTTCATGCTATGAATGGCGACAGAGCCGACAACTTGGTCAAAAATTGCAATGCGTTCTTTGATAAAATGTCAGAAAAGGGCTACAAGTACGCCGTTACCTATTACGACAACCCCAAAATCACGACGCTTTTGGTGCATTCCAAGTACCCTTATGAGTCAGAAAAAATTGACGATGGGGAATATCGAACCTATAGATTTTTAGTGAGGTTATAAATGGGAGCAATAAGTGTAATGCCAATCATGGGGGATAGCCCAAAGTATTCGCAACAATACTCAACTAATCTGCCGCCAGCATTGACAGATGAAAATGGTAATCCATTGCCTTTAACTTATGGCGACCCCATTTATAGCGTAGGAAGCCGCGATAATCCATCTCAAATTATTGGTAGAGTTGGAATGATTCCTGTTAGAACAGGAAGTGCACGGGATGGTTTTACAACAACATTTCAAGATGACCCTGCATATCCTAAATCTCAATCATTAACTAATTTGCAAAAAGGTGTTGCCGCTGGGAATATTCAAGAAACTGGCCTTTATACACCCGCAACTACATCCCATTCAGACGCATTTAATCCACAAGGAAAAGCATCTGCATATAGTAGCTATGACCCAGCAACAAACGCGGTCACTTATTATGACCCTGCTGGAAATGTCACTCAAGTAGGCCAACAAACCCACGCCGGTATTGGGTTTATGGGCGACTTAATGAACCAAATTGGGACTGGTTTAGCAAAAAATGATTTAACCCCACTTACGCTAGGATTGATGGCCGGTGCAGGCGGCGCGGGTTTAATGGCTGATACCGGAGGTTTTGCTGGATTGAATCCAGGCATTGACCTTGGCGCTGCTACACCGGCTGCTGGCACGTCATTGTCAAACCTTGCCGCAATGGATGGTGGAAGTGCATTGACTGCTGCTGTAGGTGGTGGTGGCGCAGCGCCAGCATTAACGCCCGCAGCACTTGAATCATTAACCGGTCAAGCGGGATACGGCGTAAATGCCGCCGCCCAAGCCGCCGCACCTAGTCTTGGGGTTAATCCTGCAATTGTTGGTAGTGGCTCATTAGTTGGTGCGCCATCAATGAATGCTGCACAAACGCTAATTGGCGGGCCTACTAATGTAATGTCGTCGGTTGTTTCTCCTACTTCACCAATTACGCCCGCTGCACCAGTTGCGCCTCCTGCTACTGCTTATCCTGTTTCAACACCATCCGTTAATGGATATTCGTTGGGCGATATAGCTGCCGCCACGCCTGTGGAAACCGCTGTTCCCGCCGCTGGAATGTCGGCTAATGAAGCCATTGCGTCAGGAATGGGGCCAGGCTCTGCTGGCGCTCAAATGGCTGCTACTGGTGGATTGAATGCTGAACAATTGGCCGCTGCCGCTGGCACAACCGGCGCTGGCTCCGCGCTTAATGGTTTGGCAACAACAGGAAATGCAAGTTCACTGACGGATTTGCTCAATCAAGGTTCATCAGGAATTGGCAATTTGCTAAGTCAAGCTGGTAACGCCATTGGCAATACAGTTAATGGCTTGTCGGGAACTCAACTTGCCGCGCTAGGAACAGGCGCAGCAGGGCTATACAACGCCTCTGCGACCCGTGAGGCAATGCAACAAGCCATTGGCGCACAACAGGCTGCTACAGCCGCCTCGCAGGGCACATTGGGCAACATCTACAACCAACAGCTTGGCTATCAAGCACCTTACCAAACGGCAGGCGTTGGCGCAGTAAATCAGCTTGCGGGCATGACCCCGTATTTGACGCATCAATTCAATGCGGCAGACCTACAAGCTGGCTTGGCTCCAAACTATGACTTCATGCTGCAACAGGGCCAACAGGCCAATCAGCGGGCGGCTAATGTTGGTGGTGGTGCGCTAGGTGGGAATGCGCTGACCGGCCTTAACAGGTACACCCAAGACTACGCGGGCAATGCGTATCAAAACGCATTTAATAATTATCAAAATCAACGGACAAACATTTACAACAATCTTGCTGGCATAGCAAACATTGGACAAACTGCTAACGTGGGCGCAGGAACCGCTGGCACAAACTACGGTCAGGGAACTGTTGGCCTTAACACCAGCCTTGCAAACGCTCAAGCCGCTAACATTCTTGGTCAGGCTCAAGTCGGTGCGGGTGGCGTTACAAACGCGGCTAACACGGCATTCTTGGCGACCTTGTTGGGACAAAATACGCCGACTGCAGGAACAACGCCCACCAGCGGCGGTACTTCAATAAGCGATTTTGCAAAATTATTGACAGGCATTAAAGGTCTGATGGGGTAAAAATTATGGCTGATGCTTTCACCGGATACCAAAACGCTTTGCCGCAAACGTCCCTTGCGGACATGATGAACCTTGCCTCATCCGCGCAGCAATACAAACAAGCGCAGGCGCTAAACCCATTGCAATTGCAACAAGCGCAAGTGACATTAGAACAATTGCAACGCATGAATCCTGAGTTGTTCAAAGAAGCGCAAGCCCGAGCCGCACAAGCAGTCACAGAATCTGGCGTGTCATCGCAAACAGCAGCACCTCGCGTTGCTACCGCGCTTTTGCAGCCTGGAATCGCTCAAGCACAACTAGGCAAAGCGCAAACAGATTTAGCTACATCACAATTAGAAAATGTATCGGCTCAATATCGCGCTGGCGCAAGGAAAGCATTGGATTTGATTGATAAGCCAAATCTAAAATATCAAGATGTTGTTGGCGAACTAACCGCATTTATGAAGCGCAATAACGCCTCAGATGATGCTATTGCCCAAGCTGTTGCAAGCGTTCCAAATACAACAGACCAAAAAACTCTTAAAGCGGCTGTAAGTGATTTTGCATTGAAATCATTGACTTCCGAACAAGAAATGAATAAACGTTTTCCTGCTGCAACCGCAACAACTACGGAAGCAGGAAAAACATTTATTACGCAACCAGCCGCATTTCCAAAAACTATGCCAAAAGTTACGCAAGGCGTTGCGGGTGGTGGTCAAGGTATGCCTCAACCCGAACAAGGTGCGCCTCAACCAATTGGGCAAGCCGCCCCTCAAGGTCTTCAACCTGCACAAATGGGCGTTGTCGGCATCAGCGCACCAATTAAATCAACTTATCCAATCCGCGTTGGTCAAGGTGCTGGAACATATACACCCGCTGTTGGTGAAGAAGAAGACCGCGCTACCGGATTAAAAATGCGCCAAGCATTGACCGCAAATCTGAACACTTCGGCTCAAATGAATCGAAATTTAGAAGAGTCTCTAAAGTCAATTACTAAATTAGACCCCGGTGCATTTTATTCATCAGGTTATGCAGGAACTATTCGTCGAAATTTAGCTAATTTTTTTGGCAGTTCAGATTACAAAGAACTGTCTAAAAACCTTGCTAATTTGGAAATTGCACAATTGCAAGCACAAGGGCAATCATTACAAACAGATTCGGGGAAACATTTGCTTGCTAAGGCTTCGGGTGATGAAACATATAATCCTGATGTGTTAATGGACATTGTTCAACGAACCGCTGCAACACAAAAAGAATTACAACTAAAAGCACCAGCAATTCAAACATTTACTCAACGATTTGGTGATGCAAATTATGCAAAATTTAATCAAGAGTGGTCTAATAATGCGGATTCAAAAGTGTTCCAAGTAATGAACATCATTGACAGAGTAAAAGACCCCAAAGAACAAAAAGCGCAAATTGACGCATTGCTTGGCGCAGACAAAGCAAAACGCAAAGAGTACCTAGAAAAATACGACAACATTCAAAAACTAGTTAAAAATGGGAGCCTAGACTAATGGCCGACATTCGTTCTCTTATTGCTGGTGACGAAGAACAAGCGTCGGCTGTTGCACCGGCTGCAAGAGCCGCTGCATCGCCTGTTCTCGTTAGACCGGCTCCCACAATTCAACGAACCACGCCCACAGCGGCACAAAGGGCAGAAGTTGAGGCAAACAATGCTGCTGACCTAAGAACAATTGCTGAATCCAAACGCCAACAAGCAACAGCACTTGCCCAACAAATGGCAGGCCATCTACAAAAAGGTGACACGGCTTCTGCGACCAATTTGGCCGCGCAAATAGGCGCACTTAATCGGGAAATTCAATCTATTGGCGGTCAACCGATTGTTATGCCAACCGCAATGCCTGCTGCTGCGCCCGTTGCGGCACCTGTTGCGCCTATGGACGCTCGAACATTGATTGCCGGTGATGGGACAATTGCCCAACAAGCTACTCCGCCTCCACCGCTATCGCCTGTGGCAAAGCATTTCATGGATGCGTTTAACACCATACGAAGCAACAAGCCTGCATTTCTTGCATCTACGGCTGACGTTGTAGCAAATGCGCCATCTGCAATATTGAATCTTATTGGCACAGCATCTGGTCGTTTAACTGGTGAAACACCGGAAAAATCTCAGAAAATTGGCCAGGCTATATCATCTTTTGCAGCTAATCCATTTGGGCGACTTACAGGAACAACGGAAAGCCCGCAATATCAAGGATTGCAAAGTGCTGTGGCTGCACCTTTTGAATACGCAGCAAATAAAATTTCGCAAGTCACGGGAATGAATCCTGTTGATGCAAGTTTATTGGTTGGTGCTGGAACAATGGCATTGCCTGAAGCTACAAAGTTTGTGGCTAAAAATATTTCTGAAGCATCAGCATTACCAACTGTAAAAGCAGAAAAAACAACAACTGCTCAAGCAGAGCAACGCACTGCCGCAAATGCCGCTGCTGCTGACCAATTGCGTCAACAATTTGCTGCTAAACAAGCTGCTGCTCGGGCTGCAAAACAAGCTCAAGCACAACCCGCCGCACAAGCTGCTGAACGGCCTGCCGATTTTGGTGCTGCTTATGCTGCTTCCGCAGAGCCTCCATTGTTTAAGCCGCCGGTTGAATTGACTCCTGATGAAACTGGTGTTTATCGTGAAAAACCGCCGCTTGCATTGCCTGGCCCATTTGGTGAGGAACCTGTTGCACCCGTTGCGGCAGCAGAGGCCCAACCTGTTGCGGCAGAAATGCCTTCTTCTGTTGGTGCTGCTGGTGTAACCCATGAAAATGCTGTGCGTGCTGCGTTGGCTGAAGCGCGTCCAGATTTGCAAGCAAGTCTTGCTAATAGGGCGCCATCTGAAATTACGCCCGAAGAATTAAGCGCAATACAAATTCATAACAAATTTGCAAAAGTTGACCCTGACTTTATTCCTACTGAAGGACAAGCAACACAAGACATAGCTAAATTGTCTGATGAATATAATGATAAAGCAAAACCTGGATATGAAGATTTGCGGAAGAAATTTGAAGAACGAGACCCATATTTAATTAAAGGTTTCAATAATGTCAAAGAACAATTTGCGCCTGACAGCACTGGAGTTGGACAACAAGGCAAAGCTAATAATGTTTTGGAAAAAGTAAAAACAGAAAATGTTGATGTAGATACAAGAAACATTAAAAATGCTTACGAAAGTTTAAAAGATGAAAATGGAAAGTTTCCAATTGATTTAAGTCAAGTGGCTGCTAATGCGTTTGAAAAAATAAACGCAGAAGACAACATGGAATATTTGCCAACCAAAATTAAAAATAAATTAGAAAAATATCAACAAGGTGGCGAAGCAAATTTAAATTTGTTTGAAAATTTATTGTCTAACATTGCTTCAGAGCAAAGAATGGCAAAACAAGCCGGTGATGGAACAACAGTTCATGTTCTTGGATTGGTGCGAGACGCTGCTGAAGCATTGCCAATGAAAGGCGAAGACGCAATTAGATTTAAAGAAAAAGCAGACATTGCGAGACGTTTATTTAAAAATCAAAAAGATTTGTTAGACCCAGAAAAGCCAACATTTAACAAACTTTATTCATTAGCATATGAAGATAATAGAACGCCACTTGAAATGGCAACGGGCAATGTAGCGCATCCAGCGGCAAAAAATTTCTTTGAAAATTTTGTCATAGGAAATAAGACTACATCGGCTGATTTAAGCCGCGCCATTGAGTTGGTTGGAAAAGATTCACCTGCTCATCACGAAATTATTTCGGGATTGGTAGATTATTTAAAACAAAAATCAGGCGTAATAGATGACAAAGGCAATGTAAGCCAAAAAACATTGCGAACAGAATTAAACAAACTTGGCCCTAATTTAGACTTGATTGCGGGTTCAGAAGTTGCTAACAGATTGCGAAATATTGGAGATGTAGCAGAATTGTCTGAACACGTTAGAAATCGTGGGGGCGGTAGCGCCAATGTATCGCAAACAGCTATTACTAACGAACGACAAGCATCATTGGAAGCAGTTAAAGATGTTGGAATAGGGCTTGCTGAAGGCGTAGCAAATTTAAAAACAGGCGGTCTTTACGGAACAGCAATGTCAGCATTAGCGCCGGTATTTAAAAATAGAAGAGACCGCGCTATACGAGCAGCAGAACTTGCAAAACAAGAAGAAGCTGCAGCGGCACAGCGCGCAAAAGTTACGCGGATAATTTCGCCTGCTGCTGGCATTCAGTTAAAAGATATGCTTCCACCAAATACCAAGGACTAACATGGCAGTAAATTTATCACCCATCGGTAACGGGTTTCAATTCTTCACCACGACAGGCTTGCCGCTTACAGGTGGGTACATCTACACCTATGTGGCCGGTAGCACTACGCCTGCGGCAACCTACACCACATCGGCGGGAACGACTGCGAACACCAATCCTATCCAACTTGGAACGGATGGTCGGCCACCGCAAGAGATATGGCTCACGGCTGGCACAAATTACAAGTTTGTCCTCACCACTAGCGCCAATGTCACAATCCAAACCTACGATAACCTTTATGGAATCATCGGAACAAGCCCATCTGTCAGCGCCGTACCATCGGGCGGCATCATCATGTGGTCGGGGTCTATTGGGTCAATCCCATCAGGCTACTACCTTTGCGACGGGACAAACGGCACGCCCAACCTTAAAGATAGCTTCGTTGTTGGTGCGGGTAACACCTACTCAGTCGGCAACACTGGAGGCTTCACCAGTTCGGTGACATCGAGCGTCGGCACAAATCTTCCAACCTACTACGCCCTGGCGTTTATTCAGAAGTCATAAATCATGGACGAAACACTTGCAAAATTGAATAGCCACGAAGCCGTTTGCGCGGAGCGTTATGAGCAAATCAATGTGCGCCTTGACCGCTTGGAAAAAGTCATTATCTGGTTTGCTGGAGCCATGTTGACCGGTATGGCAGGCATCATCTATTCATTGTTGACCCATGCTAAATGAGATGGTTTGTCGCCTTGTTTGTGTTGTCCTTGATGGCAGCGGCAACGGTGCGGCATGAATGCAGCGTTTCTGATTTTGTAAACATTGCGTCAACAACAGACCCAAAGGAACGATATGAAAGAATACTTGAATGGCTTGATGAATCAGGCCCGTATTGCACTAAGCAAAGTCTTGGACTCATTTACAACAATTTGGCGCAAACGCTAGGCACAATTGACAGCGTAAAGATTCGCTCAAAGATAGAAAAACTGTACGAAAGGGCAAAGTGATGGAACCGAAAGACAAGCTGATTTACATGGTGACCATGATGGTGACCGCCACACTTTGTTCCGTTGTCGTTGTCCTTATTGGGGCATTAGTCCACGGCTTGTTTGTCAAGGAAGTAGACAACACCAAGATTTTTGAAATCATCGGCCCAGCTTTTCAGACCATCGTTGGTGGACTTATCGGATGGTTGTCCGGTCTAAAAGTTGGTTCCCACATGGATGACATCAAAGCAGGAGAAACAAATGGCGCTTGACCCCGTATCCGCATTGCTAGACATTGGTGGCAAGGTAATGGACAGGCTTACCACGACCGTTTTGGCAAAGTAACAGCGTCATGCTCTGTAAGGCCACGCCTTAGTCTTAGCAAAATCGTATAGTATGTTAGCCCTGTTTTTTCAGCCCATTCAGCAATTGGCATTCTTTGGCCCAATGCTTCAACATAACGTGTATTTGACCTGTTGCGTACTTGCATTGTTTGGTTTGCCCATCTGCAATTGTCTTTGGAATACCCTTTTTTTGTATCAATTCGGTCAAGCGTCATCCCATCAGGGCGTTGGCCCATATCCGCTAAAAACACAGCAAAATCATCCCAAGTTTGGCAAATGGTTATCCCTTTGCCTCCATAATATTTGTACTGTACGCATGAGGGTGTATTGCAACGTTTCCGCATATTTGCCCAAGCCTTATAAGTGGGCGAATGATTTTTTCTTTTTGCGTTTCCATGCATTGACATATCGGCCTTTCATTAAGTTAACGACATAATTGTACACTACCGGAGTTATCATGTCCCTAGACCCAATCACAGCACTACTTGACCTTGGCGGCAAAGTTATGGACAGGGTTTTTCCTGACCCTGCCCAAGCTGCGGCTGCCAAACTAGAACTGTTCAAGCTGCAACAAAGCGGTGAGTTGTCCATGATTGCCGGTCAAATGGACATCAACAAGGCAGAAGCGTCCAACCCGTCTATCTTTGTAAGCGGTTGGCGGCCAGGCATAGGTTGGGTCTGCGGTGCAGGCTTTGCTGTCCAGTTTGTTATTGGCCCATTGGCCGAATGGGGCAGCGCGGTTTACGGCCATCCAATCAAGTTTCCGCCTATGGACATGGGCACGATGATGCCTTTGCTTTTGGGAATGCTTGGCCTGGGTGGTATGCGTACTGCTGAAAAAATCAATGGGGTCGCCTCCAAATGAAAGACAACTTTGATGCGTCTTTTGACAAAGTAATGCAGTCGGAAGGCGGTTACGTTTGGGACAAAGATGACGCTGGCGGTGAGACTAACTTAGGCGTTACCGCAGGCGCATGGGCTGCTTTTCTTGGCCGACCAATAGAGCCAGGCGAAATGAAAGCGCTGACTAAGGAAACAGTTAAGCCATTTTACCGCGCCATGTATTGGGACAAAGTAAAGGGTGATGACCTACCCATAGGCGTTGATTACGCCGTTTTTGACTTTGCGGTGAACGCTGGTACTAGCCGCGCTGCAAAGTTCCTCCAGCGGGCTGTAGGGGCCGTGGATGACGGTGTTATTGGCGGCGGCACATTGGGCAAAGTTGCTGTGACCAACAAACAAAGGCTACTTGCCAATTTTGCTGACCAAAAGCAACGGTTTTACCAAAGTCTTGCAACCACCAACCCTACTCAGCAAAAGTTTCTCAAAGGCTGGCTGGCCCGCGTAGACCAGGTACAAACCGCAGCAACATCAATGCTGGCGTGACATTTCAATTAGCGCGGCGTGCATCAACGTTGCGCTTTCAATGGCCTCAAGCGTCTTGCTAATAGCTAATTCGTATTTCTTTTCTAGCACGGCCCAATGCGCGTCTTTAAGCGCCTTTTCAGCGTCCATGCAAGGTTTAGCATAATCAATTAAAGTGTTGGGCATAAGTTTGGTGTCCATAATCATGTGTTCTTCTCCTTTGTAGCGGCTTCACCAAGCCTAAAAAACCGTAATTCAGATGTGGTCATGTTGTGATATTCATTACCCAAGTAGTCGGCTAACTCCTCATCCGTCAGCCCCACCCATTCGCGCTTTGGTGGGGTGGTGTAAACATCAACACGTTCGTAATGCTTTGGGTGGCCTAAAAATTGTTCTCCTGCCTTACCAATAATTCCATGATGTTCACCTATCAAAAGTAATGTCCACGCCACAGGCTCCTGCGCCACACCGCAATCACACGGCCCCGCAGGGTACGCTGGCCCGTTATGCACCGCGCAGTCAGACCAATGCAGCTTGTCCACAGCCATAGCCCTCTTAGCAGGAAAGCCGCCGCCTTGTCTGCGCTCGATGTCCTCAAATGCTTCGTCTTCTGCTGTTTTCATAGCATTCCATTCTTTAGTGTGATGCAAGTGCCTTCAAGCTGGGTGACCATTTGACCGCCTTTGAGCGCCATCTTGCGTAGGTTATCTTTCTGTTCATCTATCGCAGCGCGACATTGTTGGTCGGTCTTGAACCAAGTTTGCGTTTGCATAAATTGGCAATGCTCAACCATACAAACAAACAACACAGGGATGTAAATAACTTGAATCATGCTATCAATCCCCATACGACTGCACATATCAAGGACACACTTAGCACAAAGCAAAAAAGGGCAATGACCGTCTTCATCAAATCAAAGAAGAAATCACCACCAGCGTCAGTGTCATCATCGTTCATTTGCATTTTTCCGTTAAAAGCGATTTCATGCTGTGGCACGATGGTTCGCAAGACTTGTATCCAATGGTAAAACCAATCACAACAATCGTGGAAACCAATCCGATTGCAGCAAAAAAATCAGCAACGTATTTCATAGCTTCTCCGGTGTTTGCATGACATAACGGGCATAACGCTTTTTGTTGTGTTTCTCAATGATGGTCTCAATGTTCCATCCACCTTTTTTAAGGTCAAACACAATAGCCGCCAGGCGAAAACATCCGCATCCGTTCAGCGCGTCAATCGGAGTCAGGCTGATGCCAGCCCGCAGCTTGTTCAATATCCAATCAGTTTGTGACATAAAAATCCTTAAAGGTGGGGTACTCGCTGCACTGGTAGGTTTTGGTGACCCCTTACCGCTATCTAGCTGACCAGCATCCGCTTTCCCCCGTTAATCAAAATGGCAAATTTTCATCATCATCTTTAGGAAACCCGTCATCTTTAGGGAATCCATCTTTAGGGCGCGGCTGGTTAAGGTACGCCATGCCATTCCATCCACCTTCAACAATCGGGATAGAGCGCAGCTTCATCATCAGGCCAGCCTTGGTTTCCATGACCACGCCAATGCGCTGATACGAGTTTTTGGTCTCGCCTTGTTTGTTTTGATAGGTTCCGTCTTTGACGGTGATTTCATAAATGATTGCCATGATTACCCTTTAAGTGATTCAGCTTGTTTTTTGATTGAGCTGCGAGTCTTGCTGTCAAGCATTCCCCACAACGCCATTTTTTCCTCTACATCGGTGATGCCCGAATATTCATCAACCGCACCGATAAGGTCATTGGCGCTCATGCGCTCACCAATGGCTGCCGCAACATCCGCAATGATTGCCATGCGGTGTGAGGAAACCAGGTCAGTCTTGGTGGCCGAAACTTTTGGCGCTGGGGTCTTGGATGCCGCATTGCCATCATCGTCCTCGGGTGCTATCCCGCAAGCCGCCATCAGGCTGTAGCGTCTGGCGTAAGTCAAAGCCGAGCCATACCCTTGCGGGTCTTGTTTAGCAGCAGGAACGTGCAGCTTGCCGCATTCCAATGTTTCGCCCGATTCGTGGACAAACACCGTTTCCACGGTCACGCCGGTGCTGTCCTCGCTAGTGCGCTGCACAAGGGCTATTCCTGCGCTATTTAAGGCATCTACAACCGCTTCAATACAACCGGCAAGGTCAACGTACTTAGACCGGAAATGCGGGTTTGTAGACGTTTTTAACGCCGGTGCAAATCCGCGTTGGGCGCGTACTAACGCTGATGCAATGTTTTTCATATGCGTATTCCTAAGTTTCTAAGTTGTTGTCGAATGCTTTGAACTTCTTTATTTGTTTTGCTCCACTCATTTCTAGCTTTTTCCGAATTGGCTAAACATTCTTCTAATGGAAATTCTTGGCGGCGTTCACTTCCAATTGCATTTATTACATTAGCGTTTGCTTTGTCCAAATCACTATAGGCTTTTTTTAATTTTGCTTTTAGTTCATCAATCACAAATCACCTCCAAAATCAATTCCACAATGTTCACAAGTGAAGTACCAAAGCACAGTCACATCATCAAAAGCATGGCGGGTTAAGTCGCCACAATCACGCCCGCACTCAGGGCATTCGTAGTCTTCACGCTTTGGGGAATTGAGCGTGGAGCCACTTAATTTGTTCGTCTCTAAATCTAATTCGTTCATCTTTTAATTCCAATTGGTCGCACAAATATTGAACATAAGTTTGTAAGCAAACTGCGGGGTCTAGCTTGGTTTTGCAGTCGGCAATGATTTCATCGGCGTTGTTGCTAGTGACCATGTTTTTGTTCCCACATCAGTTCGGCCTGAACTGTTTTAAGTTCATGGCGCGTGTTGTCTAAGATGTCGCAAACGTCGCGGAGATAGGCCCGCAATGCACCGACTTCATACGCCAGCCGGTCAGCAGGGTCAGCGTTGTATTTCATGGAATGCGTTTCGGCAGCTTTGATAAGTTCGTCAGCGTTCATTTGTAAAGCCTTTCTGAGATGTATTTGATAAGGTAAGCGCGAGTGCGGCCGTTAAGGTAGTCAATCCACTCTAGCCCGTCTTGAATGACTGAATAAATGGTTACAGTGCCATCAATGCTGCTTTTTTCATAAGCAACCAACAGCTTGGCAAATTCGCCGTTTGCTTTTAAGTCCCACTCAACTTCCATAAAAGTGTGTAAGGTAGGCATTTAGTCCTCCAGCGTTTTGTTGAGTTGTTCTTCAATCCACTTAAGCAAGTCTTTGCTCAAGATGTCGATAAATTCAACGCCTTGGTGCTTGATAGACCAAATGCTTGTCCATGTTTCGGTAGGCTCATCCAAGCGGTTGATGTCATATTCAATGTCAAAGACCGCGCCTTCGTATGTGAACTGAGTTTCATTCATACGCCACCTCCGACAAAGTAGCCGATGGTGTAAGCAATGATGGCAATGGCTGCCGTGGTAATGATGGAATCCCATGTTTCTTTAGTCATAAAAACCTTTCTAGGGTCAAAACATCGCGTTGTTGCGATGACTGAATGTTAAGCTAGATTAACAACTATTCATCAATTAAAGTTGCGAAATGCTATAGGGCAAACCCTAATGGCAAAATCATCGTAAGCTAGGTTAACATCGGGAGATGGACAAAGCAGAAGCAATCAAACGTGCAGGCACAGCCAGCGCACTGGCCCGAATCCTGGGCATCAGCAGTGCAGCCATTTCCCAATGGAAGGCAATCCCGAAAGCTAGGCTGTGGCAGCTAAAAGCAATGCGGCCTGAGTGGTTTCAGTGAAGACTTTTTTCTTCTATGCTTTGCTGGTGGTCTTGGCGGTTAGTCATGCGCCGTTTTGGGCGTGGATGATGTTTTTGTTCTTTTGCTACACAATGACTTAAATTTATGTATAATCCAACCCGTCTAGAGTGGCATCTAGGCGATGAACAGATGGAAATAACCCCGCAGGGTACTGTGTGGTCTTGTCGTACGGCAAGCGAGTCTTTTGACCTTCTGTTCAATCGTCTTGCTGTTGCTCTCGCCAAGAGCCAAGACCACAGAGCATCTTGCGGGGTTTTTGCTTTTGGACAACGCAATGCGGTACGTCGGTGGTTGCGTCTGAGATACCCTGCTGCACGAGCAAGCCAAGGCAGGGAGCGTGGGCTAAGGATAGAGCGCGGTGGTTGAAATAGTCTGTCCAGTGCGATGCGATGACATGGCTCCGAAAAGCAAGTCACGGCACAGAGCGAACTTTGGTTTTGACCACGGTAAGGCTGTGCTTTGCTCCAACATTCACCAAAAAGCAATTAAGGAGATAGCAGATGTTTGAATCAGGATTTGATAAGTTTTGGACTGCTTACCCAAAGACTCCGCGCAAGGGCGCAAAGTCTGAATGTAAAAAAAAATGGGTCAAGTTTTACTGCGAGACTCAGGCCGACCAAATCATCAAACACATAGAGTGGATGAAAACCACTGAACAATGGCTCAAATCAGATGGCGCATTCATTCCCGCGCCTCTTGTCTACCTTAATCAACAACGCTGGGACGGGGCTGAAGTGCCTGATATGCCTGACAAAAAACGGGTGGATTCAGCACTGCAAAAGATTTATGAAGATGACAAAAAAGCCGCGCCTATGCCTGACCATATCCGTGAACGCTTGAACGAACTGCGAATTCGCCGTGTATGACCCTATTGCAATCCGTGAGCGCGTCTTTGCTGACATGGTGCGCTTATGCCATTTGCCAGCTTGGAAAGAATGGGCCTGGCGCGAAGTGCAGCGCATGGATGAAGATGACTTGTTTGCGGGCATCAAAGCCCACGTTTTGGAGCAGATGAAAAAATGAAATTTCTTTCTGTTTGCAGCGGAATTGAGGCGGCAAGTGTTGCCTGGCATCCATTGGGCTGGGAAGCGGTAGCATATTCAGAGATTGAGCCATTCCCTTGCAAGGTGCTACAACACCATTACCCAGCAGTGTCCAACTTGGGCGACATGACCAAATTTAAGGAGTGGCCTGATGCAGATGTCGATGTTTTCGTTGGAGGAACACCATGCCAATCTTTCTCAGTCGCAGGACTCAGAAAAGGATTGGATGACCCTCGTGGCAACCTCATGCTTACCTATCTTGCCATTGCTAAACAATATCGCCCCAACTGGTTGGTTTGGGAGAACGTCCCCGGCGTTTTGTCCTCCGCTGATGGACGGGACTTTGGTTCCTTCCTCGGAGGGTTGGCAATCCTCGGGTATGGGTTCGCATACAGGGTGCTTGACGCTCAATATTTCGGAGTGGCACAGCGACGCAAACGTGTGTTCGTTGTCGGATACCTTGGAGATTGGCGACCTGCCGCAGCGGTACTTTTTGAGCGCCACAGCCTGCAAGGGCATCCTGCGCCGAGCCGAGAAAAGGGGAAAGCAGTTGCCGCCAGCACTAGCACAAGCCCTGTCTATGGCGGCTCAGACCCAAACACCTCAGATACCGTGACAAGCAAATGGGCTAAAGGTAGTGGCGGCCCAGTTGGTAATGAGTGCGGATTGTTTGTAGCGCAACCAATTGCTTTTGATGCTTACAACCAAACAACATCCGAAACAGTCACCGCATTGCGTTGTGCTGCTGGTGGCGTATTTGATAACACGGTGGCGCAACCCATTGCATTTGCTCAAAATACGCGAGACGAAGTAAGAATAGTGAATGGTGATGGCAATATTGTTGGAGCATTGTCCGCGCAACCTGGAATGAAGCAAACATCCTATGTAGCGTTGCCGACAGCAACATTGCAACCCATTGCATTCAGCGGGCAGATGTCAAACCCGCAGACTGATGTGGACATGACTCAGACATTGGGAGCCAAGAATCCAATGGCGGTGGCGCAACCAGTCTATGAATTGCACAGCCAAGACAGCAGGGTGCGGGAATTAGGAGATGTATGTACAACGGTATCAGCTACTTATGGCGCTGGCGGTGGCAATGTGCCAATTACTTTGATGCCAGCAATGGCAGTACGCCGCCTAACACCCGTAGAGTGTGAGCGTTTGCAAGGGTTTGCTGACGGATACACCGATATCCAATCAAAAGGTAAGCCTACCCCTGATGGGCCTCGATACAAAGCACTAGGCAATTCAATGGCTGTGCCTGTGATGGCATGGATTGGCAAAAGAATTCAAGCGGTTGATGCTTTGTTATGAGACACGCCGCTAGAGTTGACGCGAATCAAGGTGAGATAGTTGCCGCGCTAAGGGCATCAGGAGCCTCTGTATTCGTTCTAAAGCTGCCGGTAGACCTGTTGGTAGGCTACGCGGGAAAAACGGCCTTAGTCGAAGTCAAAGACCCAACCAGCGCCTACGGCAAAAAAGGGCTAAACGTTAAGCAAAGCGCGTTTCTGATGGGCTGGAATGGCGGGACGGTGGCCCTGATTGATTCGGTAGAAGCCGCGCAAAACCTCATAAGGAACATGAGTGATAGTTCACCTGTATAGCCCTACCCAAGCCACCACAGTGATGAAAGACCTATGGCCAAAGGTCAAGGAATCGCTTGCGCTTGGCAAAAAAATGCGCTTGGAAATTAAGCAAAGCAGGCGCAGCACCGAGCAAAACGATATGTTCCACAGCATCATTGAGAAAATCGCCAAGCAAATGGCCACCGCAGGGTCAGCGTGGACTGCCGACGATTGGAAACGCCTGCTGATAGACCAATGGGCGCATGAGACCGGCCGCAAGATTGGCAAGGTCGCGCCAAGCCTGGATGGTGAACGGGTTGTGCAGCTTGGCCTGCAGTCTCACAAATTCACGGTGGAAGACTCAAGCGAGTTCATTGAATTTTTAATTGCCTGGGCAACTAATAAAGGAATTGACGTATGAAATGCCCTGTGTGCGGCGCATGGACTTTTGTAAAACAGACGGTACTGAAAGATGACAACTCAAGGAAACGACGCTATGAATGCGCTAACGAACACCGGTTTTGGACGGGCGAAACAATCCTATGTCAGAAGCAAAAGCCTGCTAAAAGCAGCGCGAAGCCTGCCTTGTCAGCATTGCGGGCTGGATGACGGGACTGTGGTGGCCGCACACACAAATTGGGGCGGCGGCAAAGGACGGGGAATAAAAGCCTCCGACGATTTAATTGCCAGCCTGTGCTTTCGGTGTCACTTTAACTTAGACCAGGGCGCTACCTTGTCCAAGCATGAGCGACAAGCCATGTGGCAAGCCGCCCATGAAAGGACTATTTCCGCATTGAAGGCAGCGGGGCATCCGATTGAGTTTCATGAGACCGATGCATAGGATGGGCATGGGCCGCGTCCGTACGCTCATGGGTTTTAAGTTCTTTCTCAAGTTCCATGACCTTGCGGCGCTCGGCTTTGTATTCGCGTTCAATGACGTAGTTAGAAGGCTGGGTGTGTTTGGCCTTTTCAGCCGTAAACTTAAAATTTGTAGCCATAGCAAAAAACTCCTATAATGAGATGCCCATTGTGGCACAATGACATTTTAACCTTGCAAGGAAAAAATTATGGGATACGAAGCTAAAAGCATTCCGAATGCCGGAAAAGCCGATATGTCGGGCATGAAGAAGGTCGGTGTGTCGAAAGTTGACCGCGAATACGGCGGCGCAAAGAGCATGACCGGCGCTACCCCTCCCAAGGGCGCAACCGCCTCTGATACCTCCGGTGAGCGCAAGATGCCCATCGAAGGCGGTGTCGGCATGGGCAAGGCCGATGGCCTGGGTCTGCGCGAAGCCAAGCATATGGGTATGCACGATGGCCGCATGGGTGAGATGAAGGGCGGTAGCCGCGAACACGAGTGCTACACCCACGAGCGCATCGAACACGAGCAAGACAAATAAGCGGGTCTCCGAGACGCGGTAACGTCTCGGTTTCCCTGACCACATAGAAAGGGCTATATGGCTGAGAGCAATTGTAAGATATGCGTCTATTTCGCTGAAACTGACCGAATTGGTCAATGTCGGCGTTATCCGCGTTTCGTCACTAAACACGAAACTGAATGGTGCGGCGAGTTCCGAAAAGACCCGCCAGTAGCCAAACGGCAGACAAAAACACTCAAACTCCGAAAGGACAATGATGTTCAAGCCGCTTAGAGACAAAATCATCGTTAGGCCCGAAACGCGCATCAAGAGCGATTTATGGGTTAAAACCGCAGAAGCGGACACCGTTGGCTACATCACAGCCGTAGGTGACGAAGCCGCCGCCGAAGGTTTAAAAGTCGGCGATAAGGTTTATTTTGGTACGTTGGCTAAAGACTACCAAAACGAATACCTTAAATTTGATACCATTACCATTGACGACCAGCGCCATCTCCGCATGAGTTGGCAGGACATTTGTTTTGTGGAAGAAGTATGACCAAAGACCTAATCACTCTCAGAATCCAAGACCTCATGGCTAAAGGCCGCGAACTGGAAGCGCAAATTCACCAAGTAAATGGTGCATTGCAACAATGCCAATGGATGCTAACCGAACTGGAGAAGCAAGATGCCCCTAAAGAAATCACCGACACCCAAAGCGCTGAGTGAGAACATCAAGGCCGAGATAAAGGCTGGCAAACCGCCCAAGCAAGCGGTAGCCATTGCCTACTCGGTTAAGCGCGAAGCAGAGAAAAAGAAAAAGTGACCGAAGAAAAACGCCCCGTTGGTCGCCCATCCCTATACAAGCAGGAATACTGTGAGCGTGTAGTGGAGTTGGGAACTATTGGCAAGTCTATTGAACAAATAGCAGCCGATATAGGGGTTTCTACTAGGGTCTTATTCGATTGGCGTGATAAGCACGAAGAATTTCTGCACGCCTTGGAATATGCAAAGGAATTAGAGCAGACATGGTGGGAAGACCAAGCACAGGCTTACATGGTTGAAACGCACCAAGGGCCGAAGCTGAATGCGTCATTGTGGTCACGTTCAATGGCTGCACGATTCCCTAAGAAGTACCGTGAGAGCGTCAAACAAGAGATTACAGGCGCAGATGGCGCACCGTTACTAACCGGCATTGAAGTCAGCTTTGTCAAGCCGAAAGAGTAACAACACGCATGAGGATTGGTCTCGGCATATTGCTGTGATAGACGGAGCCGCTAGAAAAGGTCAGTCTTCATCCGTGTTGGTGTAGCTCAGAAGGAGAGCGCCCTGCTGTGTCGGGGATGTTGGAGGTGCGAGTCCTCTTGCCAACAACCTATAAGGGGCAAATTTGTCAAGCCAAGTTAAAGACGCAGTAGCCAAAGCACAGTTTCCGGTCAAGCTGGAATGCCTGTTTCAGCCTGAAAAAAGCCGCTACCGAATCTTGCATGGTGGCCGCGGTGGGGCTAAGTCTTGGGGCGTTGCTCGGGCATTGCTCATAAAGGGCGCACAACGCAGCTTGCGTATCCTTTGCGCCCGCGAGTTTCAGACTTCCATCAAAGATTCCGTTCACAAGCTGCTGTGCGACCAAATCATTGACTTAGGGCTAGAGGGCTTTTACGAAATCACCCAAGCCAGCATTCGGGGTAAGAACGGGACTGAGTTTGCCTTTGTCGGCCTAAAGAACAACGTCGCTAATGTCAAATCCTACGAAGGCGTGGATATTTGCTGGGTGGAGGAAGCACAGACTACCAGCCGCTTATCGTGGAACATCCTGATTCCAACCATCCGCAAAGAAGGCAGCGAGATATGGGTCACGTTTAACCCTGAGTTGGAGACCGACGAAACCTATCAGCGGTTTGTGCTACACCCGCCTGAGAACGCCATTGTCCAAAAGATTAACTGGTCGGACAATCCTTGGTTCCCTGAAACGTTGATGCTGGAGAAAGACGCGCTCAAAATGCGCGACATTGAGGCATATAACACCGTGTGGGAGGGAATCTGCCGCCAAACTGTGGATGGCGCTATCTTTGCCCGCGAGATGCAGATGGCCGAATTGGATGGCCGCATCACCAAGGTGGGCTATGACCCCATGAAGCCGGTTCACGCCGTGTTTGACTTGGGCTGGTCGGATGCAACCGCAATATGGTTTGTGCAGTTCATCGGCATGGAGACTAGGCTAATCCGCTACCATGAGGACAACCAAAAGACCATATCCGACTACTTAGCCAAGATGCAAACCTACGGCTATATGTACGATACCCTTTGGCTGCCGCATGACGCTGAGAACAAAACGCTTGCCGCTGCAGGGCGAAGCATTGACCAAATCGTGCGCGGCGCAGGCTATAAGACCAAAATAATCCCTAGAACGCCGATTGTGGACAGTATTAACGCGGCGCGTACCCTGTTTAGGAATTGCTGGTTTGATAGGGAAAACTGCTACGATGGGCTACAATGCTTGCGGCATTACCGCTACGAGGTTGACCCCGACACCAAAATGTTCAGCAAAAACCCGCTGCACGACCAGTTTTCGCACGGAGCCGATGCTTTCCGTATGCTTGGCCTTGTTGTAAATGAGCCGCGTAAACGAGTGTCAAAGCCAACTTTCGTTCAACCACAGAATTGGATGGGCTAAATGGACGAATCAATCATTGACGAAGCAAAGGACTTTCTCAAACTTTGCAACGACGCGGACACAATGAACCGCCAAGAGGCGCTCGAAGACCTTAAATTTGTCTCAGGCGGCGACCAATGGCCGGTTGACCTACAAAACTCCCGCAATCTTGAATCGCGCCCTGTCCTGACAATCAATAAGCTGGATGGATACTGCCGCCAGGTGACCAACCAGCAGCGCCAGCAGCGCCCACGCATCAAGGTTCACCCAACAAACACTCAGGCTGACGTTAAGACCGCCGAAATCATCGAAGGCATATGCCGCCATATTGAGATTAACTCCAATGCGGACAATGCCTACGACACCGCTTTTGACCATGCCGTACGAATGGGCTGGGGTTATTGGCGCGTTACAACCGACTATGTAAAGCAGGACAGCTTTGACCAAGAAATCTTCATTGAAGCTATCCAAAACCCGTTCACCGTCTACTTTGACCCCAATTCCGAGGCCGTAAACGGTTCGGACGCTGACCGCTGTCTCATCACCACCATGATGAGCAAAGCCAAATTCCGCGAGTTGTACCCTGATTCCGACGATGGCAGCAGCTTTACCCAGCGCGGTACGGGAGACAGCCAATCCGAATGGATTACTAAAGAGGACATCCGCATTGCGGAGTATTTCTACACCGTGCGCGAACCCGCCAAGCTGGTCAAACTGTCCGATGGCACTCAGGGATTCATGGATAAAGACATGAAAGAGCGCATGGCCTTATCCGGTTTGACCGTAGTTGATAAACGTGATTCATACAAAAAAGTAATAAAGTGGAAAAAGTTAACCGCCATTGAGGTTATTGAAGAACGCGATTGGCCTGGCTCTTACATTCCCGTTGTTCCCGTCTATGGCCGCCACATTGTCATCGGCGACAAACGCAAGAAATTTGGCATGGTGCGCCACGCTAAAGACGCGCAGCGGATGTATAACTTTTGGCAAACAACCGTCACAGAAAGCGTCGCGCTGGCTCCCAAAGCCAAGTGGTTGATGGCCGAAGGGCAGGACGAGGGCCACGAGACCGAATGGGCGGCAGCGAACATTAAGTCGTTCCCGCTGCTGCGCTACAAGCAAACCGACATTGACGGACAGCCCGCGCCGCCTCCACAGCGCCTACAGCCCGAACCGCCTCCAAGTGGCGTAATGGCCGCGTCTGCAATGATTAACCAAGACATTGCTACGCTGATGGGTATCTTTGACCCAAGTCAACAACTGCCTGGAAACATCTCCGGCAAGGCGCTGAACGGCCAACAGCAACAAGTTGACCTGACCAACTTTGATTTTTACGATAACCTGACCAAATCCATCGCGCAGACCGGCACGATTATTCTTGACCTTATCCCCAAGATTTACGATTCCCAGCGGGTGATGCGGATTATTGGAGACGATGGCAAACCTGACTTAGTGAACATCAACGAGCCAAAACAAGACGCACAGGGCGTTTACACCATCATGCACGACATGACCGTGGGCGAATACGATGTGGTGATGGATACCGGCCCAGGCTACAACAGCAAGCGCCAAGAAGCCGTGGAATCAATGGTCAATATGCTTAAGGTTGACCCTGCGCTTATGCAGCAAGCTGGCGACCTTATCTTCCGAAATATGGACTTTCCTGGCGCGGACATCATTGCTGACCGGTTGGCCGCGGCTAACCCGATGGCGCAGATTGACGATAAATCACCTGTGCCGCCACAAGTTCAAATGCAACTTAAGGCAAATCAAGCGCAAATGCAGAAGATGCAGCAGGCTATCCAGCAAATGCAGCAGATGATTAAAACCCGCCAAGACATCGAGCAAGTTAAGCAGGATGCCGAGACCAAGCGGACGCTTATTAAGGAAACCAACCGCGCCCACGATATTGAACTGCGGAACGAAGAACGCCATAAAGACATGGAAATGCGGACAAGCACCACAGCGCACGATACTGTGCTTAAAACTCAGACGCAATTGGAAATTGAGCGCATGAAGGGCGAAATTGCACTATTGTTGGCGCATTTAGACAAGGCATCGACGCACGCGGCATCGTTGGAAACAACTGAGCGTGCAATATAGATTCGTGGTATAAACCACAAACCTTACCCGTGAGGCTCATGGGGAAAATACTTAGGGAAACCTATGAGTGAAAAAGAAGCCGGTCATGTTTTGACCAGTGAGAATTCGGCAGATTTTTATGCAAATCGACTTGGTTTAGCTGCTAGTGATACTGACGAGGCTGGGGTTGAGAATACTCCCTCAGAGCCGTCAAAGGATACGAAACAGAGTGAACAGTCAGCAGACGATGATGCCAAACCGACAGAAGAACGGAAGCAGAATCCGAAACTCGAAAAGCGGTTTTCAGAGATAACCAAGCAACGCGAACTTGCCAAACAAGAAGCAGCGCAAGAACGTGAAGCAAGGCAAAGGCTGGAAACCGAGTTAGCGGCAATACGCCAGCAAGCAGCGCCTCAACCGGTGCGGCAAGCGAACGCAGAGCCACAGCCGAGCCAATTTACTGATGCTTTTGAATATGCAAGGGCATTGGCAGAATGGTCGACTGAGCAGGCATTGGTAAAGCGAGATAGGGAAGACGAGAATCGCAGGGTTGATGCGGAACGCCAAAAGGTCATTGCGACTTGGGCCTCCAAAGTGACAGCAGCGAAATCTGAAATGCCCGATTTTGATGACATGGTTGCGTCAAGCAGCGTGGTCGTTGGTGACCACATTCGGGACGCAATATTGGAAAGTGATGTAGGCCCACAAATCCTGTATCACCTTGCAAAAGAAGATGAAGCTGCAAAGCGTCTAACTTCTATGTCGCCAGCGCAGGCGTTACGCGAGATTGGGAAACTGGAGGCGCGGTTTGAGAAGCAAACTGAAACCAAGCCAAGTAATTCTGTCGGTCGAAGTAAAGCACCACCGCCGATTAGCCCTATTCGCGGAACGGGCAAGATGAGTGATGTGTCAATTGGCTCTGACGGTCAATTTCACGGAACTTATCAAGCCTGGAAAGAAGCGAGAAAAGCTGGTCGAATCCGCTAGTATTTTTAGGAGTTTGTAAATGAGCAACAATCTGTTGACCATCTCCAAAATCAGCAATGAAGCATTGATGGTTTTGGAAAATGAACTGACTTTTACGTCAGAAGTAGACCGCAACTACGACGACCAATTCGCTGTCGTTGGTGCGAAAATCGGTAACACCGTAAACGTCCGTCGCCCTGGCCGCTTTATTGGTACTACTGGCCCAGCGTTGAACGTGGAAGACTTTAACGAGACCTCGGTTCCCGTTACTTTGTCGACCCAGTTCCACGTTGATACCCAGTTCACCACTCAAGACTTGGCTTTGTCGCTGGATATGTTCAGTGACCGTGTTCTCAAGCCCGCTGTGGCCGCCATTGCCAATAAGATTGACCGTGATGGTCTTGTTATGGCTAAAAACAATACCGCCAATATCGTCGGTACTGCTGGTACGCCTCCAACTGGTTTGATTACCTACCTGACCGCAGGC